CCCATATCCATCAATTAATTTTAATATTTCTTCCATATTATTTAAATTTTAATCTATCATTCTCTCTTTCTATAAACTCTAATTTAACTGACAATTGAGCAACTTGATTATTTAAACTCATTAAATTGCTCATGCATTCTTCTTTGTCTTTTTCTAATTTATCTACCCTTGTCAACAAATCATCTCTAAAAATTGTTCTTTCATTTCTCTTTTCTTTTCTTGTTTCAATTCTATTTTTTATTAAAAAAACATAAAATCTCCAAGCTCCAGCACCAAATACAACAGTTATTAATGTAATAATAATACTTGTTAAATTATCCCCCATTTTTTATTTTTTTATGCAAATGCTCATTTTTAAGTTTGACTAATATCCATGCCCACAACACAAAATACCATACTGTTATGAATAGATTTTTAAAATCCATAACTTCGAATCCTACATCTCCTCCATAAATATTTAATAAATATCTAATTGTAGAATATAGATATATTAATAAATAAATTGTTACAGCAGTTGATAATCTTTTTAAATTATTTATGCAACATAAAATAAAAATACTTGCAATAAAAAATGCTATATATAAAAAATAAGTGTTTGCTTGTCCTAAATCACACCAATACCCATATGATGTCCATAAAAACATATTATTAAATATATCACTTACAACCCAAAAAAACAACAATGGCTGGTAATCATAATAAAGTAAGATATTTTTAATGTTAGATAAAAACATTATCCAATCTTTACTATATCAATTACACATCCATCTATAATTGTTTCTGCATCTGTATTTGTATTTGTTCTTCCATCAATCCAAAATCCCAATCTTATTAAAATATATGTATCTTCTTCTAATGCGGCTATATTTATTATGCAAGAGCCAGACCCAGAATCTTCATACATATTAGAAGAATCAACACCGCCAATTCCTCTATCATAATTAAATACTTGTGTTGCTGGTATTTGAGTAAATGATCCATCGGTATTTAATTTTTTATAAAGATGCCCTCCAACGAGCATTCTATTTGCTACTGTTAAAACTTGGGTTGTAAGTGTAAAATCAATTTTATAAGTTCCTATAGCGTCAATTTTAATATCTCCAGAAGAAACATCAAACATGCTTCCAGCAGTTATGTTAGCTGTAACAAATGGAACTTGAACAAATGATGTAACTGAGCCAATAACAGCTGTTGATGTCGTAGCATTTGGAGAATATGAACAACATGGCAATGATGGATTCTGATATTTTTGAATCAAATCTCTTACATCATAAGTTATTCTTGCTCCAGCATCAATTAATTCTGTGCCAAAATTATATGATACAATGCTTAATCTTGTATCTGTAGCACTTGGAGTAGCAGCTAATTCTAAATTATGAACATTTAATGCTTTGTCAATTAATGAAAGTTTATTCCCTTTTGCCAATGTAATGCCAGTCCCTAAAGCAACAATATCAATTGCTGTTTGTGTGCCGCTTGTAGCAGTTCTTAATACTGTTATAAATGTGTTTGCTTCAACAGATGCTTTACCACCGATCGGAGGATAATAAACTAATTTGGCTGGTGTATTTCCAGAGCCATCTATTGCTCCTAATCCTCCAAATACTGTATTAGTTAAGTTGGTGGTAGTGATAGATTCGCTTTTAATTACAAAGCCCTCATAATCTACCTCATCAGATTTAAGATGCCACGTTCCTCTTTTAAATACATAAAAATTATCTGTCCCATCAATATGCTCTCTTATTTTACCAATTGGATTTGGAAAGTTTGGTACAGTTAAACTTCCATCAGTTACTTCTTTATTTACAACACTTGTCATTAATCTGGTGTTAATAATTTGAATATTATTTTTTTGCCCTTTCATAAATTCATCAATAAGCAAATTCGTTAATGTTTGATTACCACTTGTTGTTCCATCTCCCCAAGTTCCAGAAGCTGTTGGATGATTCCAATTTACACTATTATACACTTGTAAAGCTCCAGAATCTGTAGAAGATAAAGTATCTCCCCATTTTAATTCTCCAAAATCAAAAATTTCAGAATTTGTTGCTGCTACTTCATTAGTAAATTCTGTTGCATATTGATTAACTCCATTATTTGCATTTAATCCCATTAAATATCCAGTAAATGCATTTCCAATATTAGATGTCCAAAAGATGTTCCCATCTGGGCTTATGTTTTTAATTAATATTCCATTTTGAGAACTTATATTGTCCCAGTTCATTGTTTCTGACCCATTATATCCAATTGTTGCTGGGTCAAATTGAATACCTCCAGATAAATCTGGGTCATTCCATGTAAACGAAGATACACTACTTGGACCAGTTCCCCAATTAGTATCATCAACTTTTATTTCCATTGCCCATGTTCCAGCAAATGGAGAGCTTCCAGAATAATCATCAACTGGCAATTGTTCAGAAAATCCAACTACTTCTCCACCTTGATTTCCACTAAAAACTCCCAACCATCTTGGTTGATTTACTTGTGCTGGTAAACTTGCTTCCCAACTAAAAACATTTCCACTACTTTTCTTTAAAAATCTTTCATCTGTTGGATTGTCCACATCATACATTCTAACTTGAAAATAAATTTGAACTCTATTTGTACCTACATAATCAGTAGATAAAGCCAAAGGTATGTGCAGCCATAATGAAGAAGCATTATCCATATCTATCAGATAATCAGAATAAAAAGGAGATGTTAATGTAGTGCCAACATATTTTGGGAATCCTCCATAATAATTTGATGTTCCTCCATTAATAAAATTTGCTATCCCTTTTTTTATTCTTGGATAATAATTATATTGAGTTCCAGCTAATTTTCTACATCCTCCAGTTACACTTTCTCCCACTCCCACTTGATAGCGCACCCATTTTTTATTAACTCCTAAATATGGATATGATGATGTGGCTGCTGGAGAGCCAGATATAGAATAAGCTCTCCTATTAATATTTACTGGAGCATCATAAGTTCCTCCATCTGCTGTATTATATTGAGATATTTGTATTACATAATAAACATTTCTCCAATATATTAATCTACATCCCCAAACTTTCATTATTTCTTTCAAAAAATCATATGTGTTCATGGGAGTATAATGATTCCCAGCATCTTTAGTAAAAGACCATGATTGTTTTCCTTTAGTATAATATAAAGGGTCAACAGCTTGAGATACTCCAGCTGTGTCAGCATTATACCAATTAACAGCAGTAGCAATTTGAGGGTTAGCAACATTTCCTTTTGATGTTGAAGCATATCCAGATTTTTGTAATGCCTCTGCAATCATTTGAGAAAATCTTGTTGGCCCATAATACATATCATCTGCGTCATAAGGTTTTGTTGCTCCATCTACAACCCAATCAATATCTTTTAATAATGCAATACCATCAGTTGCAGTTAAAATAATTTCATATGGCTGGTCTAAATCTTCTAAGTTACCTAAATCCATCAATACAAATCCAGCCCATAAGGGTTGTCCAGTAGATGATGTTGTGTCTGCATATACATAAACATACACATCTTGCTCAACTAATGAATCTCTTAAATCCTCAATAAATGTTTGGATTCCAGCACTATCAACAACGATCGGGAGTTTCAATTGTGATGTAATAATGGGATTAAATCTTGTTTCATCATCTGTTTCATAATGAATAGTTGGTCCAGCTCCTCCAATTTTGATTTTACTTGATGTGCCAGTAAATCCCTCAACCCAAATTTCTATATGAAAATCCCATCCATTATAACTTTTTGGATTTGCATAATATTTTTCTCCTAATGCCATTATACTGCTCTCTGTCTTTGAATGTTAGTTTTGCTATTACTCAACCAAATATCATTCCCCACTAATCTTCCAGTTACTGTTATATTTTGTGAGCCACCTCCTATATATTGTTTTAATTTATCTAATGGTGCAATTACTTCTGGATTTGATATTGATGTGCCACTCCCCTCTCCAACCATGCTTAATGTTGGCCCAGTAACCAATCCTCCATTTGCAAAGCCAAATATTTTTGTAAAAATATTAGCTCCAGTTTTTGCTCCTTGAACTCCAGTTGTTATTCCAAATAACCTATTTGTTATAAATTGTGCAGCTTGTAGAGCAATCATTTGGGCGACAGCTCGTTTAATATTTGAGATAAAAGATTCAAAGAAATTTTCTTGTGATGTCATAGCCATCGCTAATGAAGATTGAAACTCTCCAGAAAATGTGTCTGACAAAGTTTTAACTCCTTCTATTGTTTTGTTCATTGGGCCTATCATTGGTGCGCCTTTCCCAATATTTTTAGGATCAAGAAAAAATGGAACGCCAAATGTTGAGCTTCCACCACCCCCAAGACCCATCTTATCTGCTAATGCAGCTAATGCTTTTTTTGCTTTGTCTGCTCCATTTTTAAGTGCGTCTGCAAAAGTTCCAAATTCAGTTTCATACTCTTTTGTGTTATCCTTTAATTTTTCTAACTCCTTATTTGCCTCTTCAAAAGCATTTGGAATTTGTATCTTATCCATGCCCAACTTATCCAACAATTTATTAAATCCTTTTATTAAAATGTTCATGGGATTCCAGCGGTTAACCCATTGTGTCGCTGTAATTAGAGCATTTTTCCACCATGTCCAATCGCTTAATCTTTCTTTAAAAGCTTCAAAATTATCTACTACATACAGTAAACCAGCCCCTACAGCTATTATTCCAAGCATAATTGCGCCAGTTGGAGAAAATAAAGCCACCATAGCTAATGATAATTGACCAACCGCAAATAATAAAGGACCAATTGCTGCTGCTAATAATCCTATAGTTACAATTACTTTTTGTGTATCTTTATCTAAATTTGTAAAAGCTGTCAACCACTCTTTGATTTTATTACCCATTTGAATTACTATTGGCAGCAATATCTCTCCAATTTGCTCTCCTAAATCTCCTAATGTATTTGATAATTGTTGTAAAGGACCTATCCCAGCTTGAGCTGCTGCTGCCGCACTTCCCCCATATTGCTTTTCCAGTTCATCTAATATAATAGTTTGGGCATCTGCTAACCTATTGGTTTCAACTAAAGATTTAACTACTGCTTTTTGTTCTTTTGAAAATTGAATCCCAGCTCTACTTAATGCAGACAAATTAGCTACTGGGTCATTTAATGCTTTCCCCAGCATAATGGATGCACTTTTTAAATCGCCATCTAATCGTGTAGCTAAATCTAATGCAACTTGTTGAGTTCTTTCAAATTGTTTTCCAGATATATTTGTAAATGTTAAAAGTTGAGCAGTTGCATTTTTTAGTATTTCTTCATCTCCAAATAAAGTAGTTTTTTGTAGATCCGCAGCCATTTTTTGTAGCTGCTTAGATGTTATGCCAACTTGATTTCCAGTTGATTTTAATCCAGCTTCTACTTGTGCTATTGCTTTTGCTTGTGTATCAAATGCTTTAATACTTGCTGCTCCTAATGCAACTAAAGGAAGAGTTACATTTCGTGAGAGATTAGCTCCAGTTCGTTTCATTGACTTGCCAAACTTTGTCAAACTCTTTTGAGCTTTTTTCATTGCTCTTTCAAATCCCCCTAAATCGGCTCCAAATATAAATGTTAATCCTTTTGCGGTTTTATTTGCCATAATCCTCTCTCTTTTTAATATACTCTGCTTTCTCTTTTAATTACTCATCTTTTTGTCCCAATCAAATTCAATCAAATCTTTTGGTTTTAAGTTTTTATTTTTTGGCAACTGTATATTTAATAATAATGTTGTTTGCCACCTACATCTCTCCCAATCCATTCTCTCTTGCAAGTTTTGTAGTTCATAAAAACCATCCAACTTATTCCAAAAATGTCTGGGCAACATATCATAAAACTCCTTAACCCCCATCCCTAATTGCCCAAATGCAATCCTTTCTATCTGCTGCCAAGTAAGAGATTCGCCTACCCTTTCTTGGCTTTCTGCTTTTTTGCGGTATTACTACTCATTTGAGTTGCTAAAATCTCCATGCATTTTGTGATCGCTTCATAATCTCCATCAATAGAATCTGCTAAAGAATCTAATGTTAATTTGCATTCTTGTTTTGCAGCTCTATATCCATCTTCTATTCCACATAATACCAATGTTAAAACTTGTTCCAAAGTCATATCATTCCCAAGTTTATCCAAATCACTTAATGCAGTATTTGTTTTTGCACTATATTTTCTCAAGGCATTGAATCCAAATTTTATTGGATGTTTTGTGCCATTAATTTCTACAAATTCATATTCCATTGTTTGTTGTTTTAATAAGGATTGTAAGGGAATGAAACAAGACAAACAAAATCATCCCCTTACTTTCCTCAAGTTAATATCTAAGCTACAGTTGCTACTAATCCAGCAGTTCCTTCAAAAGTCATTGAATAAGTTGCTGTATCTTCTGTAGGTGCTGTTAATGATACACTTGTTAAAAATGCACTGCCTTGATAATAAGTATCTCCAGTTGCTCCACCAGTATTTCCAAATCTTAGTGTGAATGCTTCTCTTGTATTACTACCAGCATCCAATAAATACTTTATGAATAAATCATCTGCTCCATCTGCCATTGCAGCTCCAGCTGGATTTGTCCATGCATAAGCACCATCTAAATCAATTGACCATTCTCTTAATCCCTCTAACGATTCCTTGAATCCAGCAGAATCTTTATTTGTTATATCTCTTGTTGACATTGAAAAATTCAATGTGCCACTCTGCGCATATGCCACTAATACATTAGTTGATGAATCATATACTCGTATATCCGTTCCATTTAATATTGCCATTTTCTTTTATTTTTTAATAATTAATTACTTTTTTTCTTTTTCTTTTTTGCTGCTTTTGGTTTTTCTATACATTCCAATTCAATTAATTCTTTGAGTTCCTCTTCAAGAGTTATTACAACATATACTCCTTTATTAATTGTTTTATTATGTCTTTTTGAATCCCAATCTTTTTTTAATAAATATCTCATAATATTTTTTTTTATGTGTTTACAATTCTTACACTAAATTCTAATGCTTTACGAAAGATTCCTTCATCTCCAGAATCATCAGTAAAGACATCATTTAGCCCATCATATCTTATGGATTGTATTTTAACTCCTCCATATGTGCCAGATTTTCTATCCAATGCAGTTCTTATTTTTCTTGCTAAATCAGATGCTTGAGAATATGTTTTACAATAACATGCAACCATAACATCATCAGTATCTAATGTTGATACTCCATCTTTATCATTTGTTGGTACTTCTCCATTTACTTCATAAATGATAAATGGAAATCTTGTAGTTT